CCACCATCTATTTTAAATCTACTTCCTGCATAACGACCGAATATTACCCAGTCTTTTTCTTTGCACCATGGATTATACGTTTCTCCAAATTTGTCTTTGTCTTTAAATGCAAGAGGACCGATTTTTAAAACATATCCACAAACGGTAGCTAATGCTTCACGTTCTACAGCTTGGTCAGGTATAAATACACCACCTTCAGTTTTACCTTTACCTTTGTAGGGCAAGATCAAAACACGCCAACCAGTAGGCTCAGGCATTTTATCTAATGCTGTTTGCGTTGGTTCTGTTTGTTTTTCGGGGGTTTCTTGTTGTACTTGTTGGTATTTTTTAGCTAATCTTCTCGGGACTATTAGTTTACTCATGTTCCACCTTTTTGAGCAAGAGTGTTACCTCTTGTTGTAATGTTGCAAGTTCTGAGAGTCTAGCTCTCACTTCCTTGTAGGCTTCAAAGTTTTCAATACTGCCGTGTAACAGTTGTTCTTCTAAACTTCGTTGCCTGTCTTTTAGAATATTAACTATTCTATCATAAATGTAAAGATCCATTTATTTTTTTACTTTTTTCTCTTTTTGTTTTTTAAGGGCGGTCTTCCCTTTTTTCGCAATACGGGCTTGTTGGGGCTTTCCTGCAAACTTTGCCCTTTGCTCAACGACGGTGAGTATCTGGATTTTTCTGGCGTAGGGCTTCTTAATTTTTTTAACTTTTGCCACAGTAGCTCTAGCATCTGCTGGAGTTGCGTACTTAATGCTAACAGTATCTTTGGGATTTTCATCGGTATATAACCTCCTTCCACTGCCTTTTGGTTTTTTACCAGTGCCTACCTTAGGATCTTTTGTTTTTCTTTTTGCCATTTTTTACTAAACTCTTTAATGTTTTTGCTTGTCCTGCATGTGCTTTAGAAGCTTTTTCTAGTTTATTGGCTACTTTAAGTATTTTACGTTTCATATCTGCAACTCCTGCATGTATTCTTAAATGTCTAAATAAATCTTGCACATTATGTTTTCTTAGTTTTCTTAGCAGACGCAAAATGTTTAGCTGTCGGTCTGCCTTTTTGTCCAGGCTTACGCATTTTTTCGCCACTTCCAGCTTTTATTCTTTTACGTTTTGCATGTATATTTTTATATAAACTCATGTTTTCATACTCCATTGCTCTGACAAACATCATGCCAGTTATCACTTTTTTGTATCAACCTTTTTTGTTTTATCGTATGATCGCATCCCTGCGATACCAAGCATACCGAACAATAAAGGCATCATAACTGACATATCCGCTTGTGGTATTATAATTCCAAATCCTGCTAATATAGGACTTACCATATAATTAATAGCTAACGATAACCCACATATCCAACCAATTAAAGGTCGCCATGAGCTTTGAAACCAATTACCTTTGGCTTCTTCTTGATTTACTTTAATCTGTGCTAACGCTAATTCCTGAGCGTGTTTCTCAGACATCGTTGCAATATCATGTGCTAACTGTGCTTTTTTGTCAGCGTCCGGAATAAATTTATCTAGTAATCCTGTGACTGGACCAATAAGTGCTGATAACATTACCAAAGCCTCACTCTGTTTTTATCTACCTTAACTAATTTACAAAAGCACGAGTATCTTTTTTCATCTTCACCAATAACGATGTATTGTTCATTAAGGTTTTGTTTAAAATATTTACATGTATTAACATTCTCAAAATGTAACGTTCCTGCAGGAGATCCACTTAAATAGCACATAAGCAGAAAAGCTGGACTCACTTCACTCCTCTAAACTTAATACCTTGGTTTGACATTCTACTGCCACGACTTACCATGCCCCCTGCTTCCATATCTGCACGATTATCTCTTGCTCTCATCCTTACAGAACCACCCATGTTAAACTTTTGTCTAGTCATTTTCATAGTAGGCACTACACCACCTTTTGCCATACCACCATCTGTCAACCTTCTAATGTCATCTTCTAACATTTCTTTTAAATCATCAAAGTTCGGGTTTGACTCATCGAGGTTTTTAAGTTGTTCCCTTAATTCTTTTAGTCTATCATCTTCCATTTTACTCTCCTTATCCTAAGTTAAATAAACTACCTAAACCTAATGTATTATCCTCTATGGGTATTCTAAATTCTATCTGTGGCGAAACTGTGCCTTCCTTACGATCTATTTTAGGATCTGTTAACACTTCTACATTATCTGGAACCATCTCTTGTAAATAAGGTTGTACAAAATTAAGACCTCTGTTTATCATTCCAGGACTAGTCAGCACATCTTGTAATTTAAAAGCTGTTTGTGTCGCAGGACCTGAAAAAGGATTGTTTTCATACCCAGAAATTACAGCTTTCTGAAAATCTGACATACCAGCACGATCCAATTTTTCCATAATGCCAACATTAGACTTTTCTTCCTTTTTATCATCACGAAAAGTTTCATTAAATTTTTCAGTACCGTAATCGATTAAATTTTGCATAATTCCAATAGGACTTAATTGTCGCAACTGTTGTATTTGTCTAGGTGCTGTTTCTTGTAAATATCTTTCTACTGGTGAGTAATACCTGATTGCCTCACCCCTTGCATCAACTCTATCACCAAATATTTGTGGTTGCATATAAGTTGGAACAGATAAATCTTGTACCCTATTACCTTTATTGTCAAATCTGTTTCCAGCTATTAAACCCCTACTTAAATTTAAAGCTTGTGCAAATCTAGGGTCATACCCCACACTACCAATAATATTTGATCTTTTACCAACATTAGCTAAAACATTTTGTATTGCTTCCTCTGCTTGATTGTTAAATACAGTTTCACCTCTATTTTCATCATAACTGTATTGAGCATCAGCTAAACTGTCTATACCTGAAGAGGAGTAATCACTTGCATCACCAAATAATTCGCTCATCCTTGATTCCTTTGTGAGGCTATAAACCTAGCGTTTTGTGCTCGCATATTGGCTATATCCTCAGTTGTATTGATACGATCTTTTTGTATCAAAGTATTAGCTTGTAGTTTTTGTTTATTAAGTTCAAGTTGCTCTGCATCATTCATAGCATCTTGCATTTGCTGTTGTTCTTTTATTTGTAGTTCTTTTGCTTTTAAGTCAACTAACGGATCACGTTGATTACCACCCAGTACTTGTGCTTCCATTTCAAAATACTGTTTTGTAAGTTCTGCTTCTATTTGTGATAATCTACCTTGTGCCATAGCTGGATCCATCTGTTGTTGCTGTGCTTCCATTTGCAGTTGCATATTAGCTTTCAAAGCGATGTGTTCAAAAATATGTTGTTGTAAAATATTTATTATAGCTGGGTTACTTCTAACTACGGTGCTTCCCATATAAGCTAAGTGTGTAGATATATGTGCATCATGGTCTTGTTCTGGAAAAGCCCTCAACTGCATTTGTCCACCTAGTGCAGACATAGCTTTTCCGTTCTCAATCACTGCATTCATAGGTTCTGGTTGAGGTGCTGGAGGCAGTAATTGTTCTACATTATCAACACCCAAACTATTATACACACGTCTATAAGCTTCATACAAATTGTGCATCTCAGGCTTACTACTTGCTAATTTTAATTGTTCTTGAGCTAAACTGATACGTTGTGCCATACTAAAAATATTAGGATTAGCTATAGGCACAATATCAATACGTTCGCTAAAGTCTTGTGCCTTATCACCTTCTTCAGTGTAAGGGTATGCACCACCTTCTTGCGAAATTAAATCAGCAATTAATTTAAATTCTTGCTTCATACTGTTGTACAGACGTTTATGTACAGCACTAATAATTCTACTACCACGCTCTAACAAAGCTATAGTTGTACCCACTGGCATCTCTTGATTATTTATATTGCCAGTCCCCATATCTGTTGTACCAACAAATTTTTGAGCCGCCTGAACCACAAAACCGAGTAGCTGAAACAATGTGCCACTCGGTTCTTGGTAGGGGAGATTGAAAAATGAGTTTTTAAGTTGATCACCTACAACATCTACATCACGCCATTCTCCAGGACGTAATGGTTCATCATCATTTTTAATTCTTAAACCCCTAGCTTTAAAACCTGATGGCATATTTGCTAAAGTACCTGAGTCTATTAACTGTCTTAGGTTTGCAGTCGCCGCTCTAGACAAGTTACCAAGTAAATGTATCAGTCCATTACCATAAAAACCTAGTCCAGGAGTAAACATATAGTGAACAAAGTACTGTTTTTTGTTTTTAAATGTATCATTTGGGTCATAATTACGGTAAACAGACAAAACTTCGCCATTTTCTGCACTAACTGTAACAACATACGGTAATTTTACGCCAGTTTCTTCGCCATCTCCGCCAATATCAGGAAATTTTTCTAAATCTAAGTAACAATGGCACTCAAAAAGCTGTATTTCTTCATAATCACCTTGTGCATACACGCCAGTTATTGATTCTTTTGTATCATCTACTTCATCGCGATCCGCTCTACTTGATTGTATCTCAATATCACGGTAAAATTTACTTACTTGGAGCTTTCTAAACTCATTTTCTGTCATTGTAATGATTTGTGTAACCCTATCTGCAGAATCTAAGTCCGTTGCATTAAACGGTACGAGCATATCTTTAGCTTCTATAAACTTACTTACTTGCCTACCGAGTTGTGGGTCTACATAAATCTTTTTAAAAGCACTACCACCAAGCCCTAAGTAATATAACATCTGGTCAAACTCAGATTCATACTCTTTCATAGTGTGCATAATTGTATAATTCATATAATCTTGCACACGTTCTGCTTGTTTTTCTAAATCTGGGTTTGTTTTACCCATAACTTGTGTGCGTACTGGACCTTTCGCTGGTAGAAGTTCCTTATATGCTTGACTTTGAAACTGCGTGACAGCTTCGTTTAACATTGGGTGAACTACACCAGTAGCACCATCAAAAGGTTCTGTTCTGTTTTCATAACGTAGCCCAAGTAAATTTAACCCTTGACTGTAAGTTTCAAGCCATTCACTGCGAGCATTTTTATCTTCTTCTACTTTTTCTAATACATAAGCACTTATACCAGCTATTTCATCATCATCTAATTGATCGGCTAAGTTTGCCATAAAGCTAGTGTCTTCTGGCTCAACCTCTTGAGAGCCAAGTTCCACGGACCCATCTTCAAGTTCAGTAATTTCCATACCTTCTACTATTTCAGGTTGGTCTTCTACTTCAACATCAACTGGATCTGGGTCAAGTATTGGGTTGCCAACAAGTGTTAGCTCACGTTCAATATTATTATAAGGGTTTTTTGGTTCAGCCATTCAACCCTCCTTCAATTACATAAAAGCGTTGTCTTATTAACTGTGCCACATTTTTTCTAATCTCGCTAGAAGTTAATGGTTCAAAGTCTTCATTCTCTACAACCATAGCATCTGTCAACATTTCTACTTCATGGTATAACTGCTCAGGTGTTAACTCATCCGTAGTAGGCATTATTTCTAGGTATATATTCTGGCTCATAAACTTCATCCTCTGGGTGCGTTATAAATCCACCTTCTCTAAATCTTCGTAAGGCTTGGGTTACTGTATCAACAAAGTCATCATGCTCACCAGCAGGAAAACTCGCACACTCTTCAATAACTTCTTCAGCCCAACGAGTATCTGGTGACCATAC